GTAGCAAAATTATGATGAAGATTAGTAGTATAAATACAAATTTCAGAAGAAAAGAATCTACCTTTATCATTTAAATCAGCACAATGTACATGTGCGGGAGCAGTATTTAACAAACGAATAGCCTCCATAAATTCAGGAGATGGATTTCCCGGAGTATCTTTCATCTGAAAAGCATCATCAAAAATAACAATTTTTTGGGCCACATAACCATCCCAATATTCTGTCTCATAATTTCGAACATAAACCTCATTATTTATATTTTTACACAAATTATAATCACGATGGGCCAATAAAGTAGTATAAAGTGGAACCAACAATTCTGATTTTCCACTTCCAGAATCCCCAGACAAAAAGATACCTAAAGGCATCTTTCTGGGACCACCCTCATGTACCGTACTGCGCGTATACAATTTATGCAACTCATTGACTGTAGGAGTTAAAGAAGAAATAATTCTTTGACACTCCAAGGGCAATGATTTCCAATAACTAGTAGTATGTTTCCAACGATACATCTGATCATAAAGTTCCTTGACCTCCTTAACTGTTTCAGTATTTTTAGCTATATCATTACGGGCAGGCGCCTCCATATAAAACTTTACACGTTCTACCCAACGAGAAACCTCACCAGCAATACCATGCTCACGAGCCAAATCTTCTCGGGAAACCTGTAAAACATAATGTTTAAATTCATCTTGTACATATTCAAACGTTTTACCAGCAGCTTCCCAAATTTTGGTACCACCACTAAATGCCTTTGGAATACTATCCAAACGTTTAATAATACTATCATACCACTTATCTGTGGGAATTTTTGAGACACCAAAAAAAGCAAGCAAAGTAAATAAAACTTGGCCCAAAATAGAAATCAAACGATCTGAAATATCTACCATCTGAAATTTGTAACCAAACAACAGATCCTTAATCTTTGAAATAACAGATTGAGGCCATCCAAAATATAAGAGAACCATCATAATAACTGCGCATGCAATTTTCCAATCCATGCCAAAACATATAATAACAACTAAAATAGTTATTAACAAGGAGGTACCTGATACAGCTGAACTAATCTTCGTTATCAAATTTTCAATTCCTGTCAAAATACCGCCTTCCGCACTAAGCTTAGTAGCCACCTTATTTATAGTATCTAAAGTCATGGTAGCCATATGAGTCAAGTTGGAATGTTGAGCAAAAGCTGTAGGAATTTGATCAGCGCATGAACGAGCTAAATCATCAATAGATTTGGTAGCACTGTCAATCTTTTTGAGGATTTTCCCTCCTTCCACAACAGTGGCAGCAGCAGTGCCTGAACCTGGCATAACAAAATTCATACCAGCATATCCAGCCGCCTTAATGGTGGTTGGACTAACTATAGAAGAAGCCACCTCCTTAGCAGCATCGATAAAATCCTCCCCAATTTGGAAATGGAATTTCTGACTCTTTCTAACTTGACGTAATTTGCGAACAAGAGTTTTATTTTTCTCTTCTTGTCGCAAACGCGCACGTTCTAATGCTTCAATTTTACGTCTTAAAACGAGCTCCAAATTTGGTACTGGACCTGGATTTGACTCAACATCTCCAGCTAACATCAAAAGACGTTGCATTATAGACCATTCTGAATTAACATCAACTAATAAATTACTCAAATCATTAAATAAAATATCTTTAAATCTATAGGGCAAATTCATATTGTGCGGAAGAATACCATCCCAAAATAAGGTGGACAGAAATTTATAAACATCACCATCAGTCATATCAATAAAATATCCATCAACAATTTCAGAGTCATCTTCATCAACTAAATTCCTCTCCAATTCAAGAAAAAAATCATATATTGTAAACACATCACAAAACATAAAATTTCCAAGAATTGTAGATGCATGTAAAAATTGAGGGATAACAAAATCATTTCCAATATCAATAGCAGAGTCATCAACGTTTTCAACAATATTATTAAATTCAGTAGGATTGTACATCATAATTAAAATCGGTTACTTTTACTCGTGAATATAAATATTGCACTTTCATTTCGCCTTAGAATATATATATAACGATAAAGAGTCCACGGACTTGTCTCTTTCTGTAATTGAACACCAAAAAGCATACTTTACCGGATTAAATAACGATTAATCAAAACGATCCCCGATTTTACTTCAAAAAACAGGAGATACCAAAATGAGTCTTTGAGAGACATAGGCTTTAGTCCCTATAGAAAACTTCTCACATTCTCTAATTAATAAGATCAAGCCATAATACA